GCGGAGCTTGACAGAAAGCAGCTGGAGCTTGATCAGGCGAAGATGATGCTGGAAGAGTTGCAGAAGGCCAAGGAGTCGCCGAAGGAAGCGCCGAAGGCGGCGCCTGAGAAGATCGTCCTTGAGCCGAAGAAGGCGTAAGCTATGACAACTGCCCTCGACATTATTAACCTCGCGTTCAAAGATGCTGGTGTTCTTGGTGTCGGGCAGACCATGCTTGCGGACGACATTAACGATGCGCTCACGCGCCTCAACATGATGATCTCGCAATGGCAAGTCAAGCGCTGGCTGATTTGGCATCTTGTGGATAAGAGTGTTGTAAGCACGGGAGCGCAAAGTTATACAGTTGGGCCGGGAGGAGATATTAACGTCACCGTTCGGCCCGACAGGCTGGAAAAAGCGTATTTCCGCCTCCTGACTGGATCGCAGAACGTCGATTACCCTCTGGCCCTCCTTGCTTCTATGGAGGATTATTCAAGGATCGCCCTGAAATCTCTCGTCTCGTTTTCTCAGTGTATCTTCTACGATAGCTCGTATCCCCTTGGCAGAATTTATCCCTGGCCCGTCCCCCAAGCCTCCATCTACGAAGTCCATGTCTTGCTGAAAGACGTCCTTAGCACCTTCCCAGACCTTACAACTTCCTTCTCTTTCCCGCCTGAGTATCTTGGCGCCTTGCATTACAACCTGGTCGTGCGGACGCGGGCGGCTTACAGAATGCCAGATGATCCGGTGCTTGCCGGGCTGGCGAAAGATGCACTTGAGACTCTGCGTTCCGCGAACGCACAAATTCCGAGCCTTGTGATGCCGGATAACTTGGTCCGTCCTGGCGTCTATAACATTTACTCGGACCAGACGAGGTAAGACAATGGCAATTCCGCAGACCTTTATCCCAGGTTTTCGGCTCATCGACGGGACGGACCTGAACAACGCACTGGCTCAACCGACGTGGCAGAATAATGTTGCTATTACTGCACTCGCAGGTGGTGGTCTGAGTTCTTCAACCCCGACGCTCAAATACGGGCTGAATGAAATATCCGTCGCGGCTTCTGCGAATGATAGTGTTGTGCTGCCAGATGGTGTGCAGGGCGGCATTGTTTGGGTTAGGAACAGTGGTGCAAGCAATCTTCGGGTTTATACGCAAAGTGGAGATAATGTGGATACCGCTGCGTATGGAACAGTGGGTAACGGAAAAAACGCTCTTTTTGCCGCGTTGATCGACTCGGCGGGCGTTACAACCTGGACGCAGTTGACTTCGGCCTAAGTCCATTCGGGCCTCAAGTTGAAAGGGGTTTAAGGTGCCTCCGCTTCCGCTAATCCAGGGTGCATATGAAGCTCGCAGCGTTATTGCTAACGCTCAGCGATGTATCAACTTGTATCCTGAGATGAACACGAAGGATGCGGAGGTTCCTTTCACCCATTACGCTACTCCTGGGCTGATCGAACTTGCTCAAGGCATTGTTGCAGAAGTGCGACAGCTTTATACCGCTTCCGATGGCAAGCTCTTCGCTGTGATTGGGAACAAAGTTTACTACGTTCCAGATACTTTTGTGCTTCAGGAACTCGGGACGATTGCGACGCAAAACGGCCTTGTCTCGATGTATGATAATAAAAGTTATATGATTGTGCTGGATGGAAGTTTGTTTGGGTGGAGTGTGAATCTGACGACGTTGGCCTTCGCCACGTTCAACCCTGCGAATTTCGTTGGCGGGAACCAGATTCGTTACATCGACACGTTTCTCGTCTCGTCCACGGAAAACGCGAATATGCAGTCGAGCGACTCGAACGCCACGACTTACACTGCGCTGGCCTTGGCCACGATCTCTGGCGACGCAGACAAGCTTCAGATTATTGATGTGGTGCATAAGGAAATCTGGGCTTTTGGGCGGCGCACGACCGAAATCTGGCAAAACGTCGGGGCATATCCCTTTCCTTTTCAGGCGATCCCTGGGGCATTCTTGCAACACGGCATCGCAGCTAAAAGGTCACTCGCGAAATGGGGGCTGAGTATCTTCTGGCTGTCGCAGGATAATAACGGCCAAGCGCTTGTTATGCTCGGATCGGCTTACAAGGCAGATGTGATTTCCACCCCTGCCATTACCGATGCGATCAGCAAGTATGATCGGATTTCGGACGCGATTGGGTTCTGCTACCAGCAGGGCTCGCATATGTTTTATGTGCTGACATTTCCATCTGCGGACGCGACTTGGAGTTACGATCTGTCCACGCAGCTCTGGCATCAGCGGGGGTATTTGGAGCCGGACGGGACGTTGCATCGGCACCGGGCTAACTGCGTGGCTTTTGCGTATGGCAAAACCATTTGTGGGGACTGGCAAAACGGTAAGCTCTACGACTGGTCTTTGACTGCTTACGATGATGCGGGGCAGCCGATTATGCGGCTTCGCTCCTTCCCACACATCGTAAAAGATCTGGACAGGATTAGCTATAAGCAGTTTATCGCGGATATTGAAGTCGGGACGATTGAAGATCCGACTGTCGATCCGCAAGTGACGCTTCGCTGGAGCGACGATCGTGGCGTGTCGTTTGGGAATGGGCTGCAGCAGTCGCTAGGTATGTCTGGCGAGTATCGGACCATTCCTTCGTGGAATAGGCTTGGGATTGCAAGGGATAGGGTGTTTGAACTGTCGTGGACGGCTCCGGCGGCAACGGCGCTGAACGGAGCGTTTGTGGATGTGGAAAAACTGGAAACGTAATGCAACAGCCTCGTGTTCCGAACTCGATGAAAGAGCTGGTGGATGAGCATGGAAATGCCACACGGCAACTTCAACTCCTGCTCTCCGCGCTTGTGGCGAATAGTGTGCCGATTGGGTTTACGGCTGCGGGAGTGCAAACGGCGGCGGCAGTATTGCTACCGAATGCGGCGGCTGTTCCGACTGGATGGACGCAGATAGATACACTTGTTATAGGTGCGAATACCTATAAAGTTATCTCGATGGCTTAGGAGAGGTCAATGGACCCGATTACAATGGCGCTCATTGGTGCAGGAGGCTCGGCACTTGGGGGCCTGATCTCCGGCATTGGCGCGAACCAGGCGGCAGGGATTCAGGCGGGGGCAGCTAATCAGTCGGCGCAGATGAGCGCGCTGGTGCAGGCGCAGGCGCTTCAAGCGGCGAATAAGCGGTTTAAAGCCGCTTCTGCCAATCTCTCGCCTTACATGCAGACCGGGTCCAAAGCAATGGACCTGCTTATGAAGTATTTGCAGGGTGGAGCAGAAAACATCGGCGGGGGTGGAAGTTCTCTGATCTCGACGTTTCGTCCGACGATGGAACAGCTTGAGCAAACCCCTGGATACCAGTTTACTTTAAATCAGGGGCTGAAAGCGGTTCAGAACTCGGCGGCGGCGAAGGGGCTTGGAGCGTCAGGCAATGCGCTGCAAGGGGGCGCAGACTATGCGTCCGGCCTGGCTTCCACCACGTTCCAGCAGCAGCTCCAGAACTACCTTGCCCAGAACAAGCAAGCGTTTGACATGCTTTATGGCCCGAGCACTCTCGGTTCGAACGCGGCTGTGGCGAATATGCAAGGCGCGACGGCGCTGAATGGACAAAGCATTGCAGGCATGACGAACATGGGGAACACGCTTGGAGCAGGGGTCATGGGCGCGGCCAATGCACAGGCTGGTGGGATCAACGCGCTTTACGGCGGGATCGGTGCGGGCATTGCTGGTGCCTCGCAGTTTCCGATGCTGGCCTCGATATATGGCAGAAGCAATCCGCTGGCCGGAACCCCAAGCACATCGGGAATCCCTATGAACCTTGGTGCGTATAACTACGGTTATACAGGCCCAGTTGGATCAACACTTTCTGGACCAGCAATGCCCTGGTCGAATGGTTAAGGAGTAAAAAATGCCGGATATTCCCTTTCCGCAGGCTCCTGCTCCTGCCCACTTCGAGGCCCCTAATCCGCTCCAGTCTATGGCGCATATGCAGGGGCTGGCGGCGCAAGCTCAAGCTATGCAGCAGCGGCAGCAAATGATGGATGCGCAGAACGCTCTCGGCCAGGTCATGCAGGAAAGCGTGGACCCGGAGAGTGGAGAAATTGACATGCACCAAGTGCTGTCAAAGGGGGCGGCTAACCCGGCGTTGAGGCCGATCTATTCCCAGATGTTGAAGGATAGCCTTGCACAGGGGCTGGTCAAGGAACAGACCTTGAATAGCCAGTTGGAGGCGAGGAGTAAAGAGCTGGATTTGATGGGGAAGTTTGCGGCGGGAGAGCTAGAAGAAGCTGCTCGGACGGGTCGGAAAGATGGAATGATGCCGTCGTTTCTGGCGAAATTGCAATCGGCAGGAGTCATTGACGGTCGGCAGGGTGTGAAGTATCTGCAAATGTTTGGGCAGGCGAAGCAGAATAAAGTGCCGGAAGATAGTATTTTGCGGGGGATTGTTTCACATTCTGCGCAAGGCATGGAGGCTTTGAAAACTTCTGGCCTGGACCTCAAGACCCTGACCGCCCAGACTGAGTTCTTCGACACTACACCAGGTTCTCCGACGGAAGGGCAGAAGCGGCTTGCTCCGGCGTATATGGTGCCGGGCGCGCTCAGCCCTGGGCAGCAAGAGGCTATGGGACGGGGTGCTCCGCAGGAGGCTGCTCCGCAGGAAGCTGGTCAACCAATGCAATTGGCTTCGCCAATGCAACAGGATGCTGCAGGCGGGGGGTCGGCTCCTCCCTCCGGTCTTGCGGCTAGGCAGGAGGGGGTCCCCTCGCCTCCTCCTGCCGCTCTCGGGCGCGCTGCGGAACCACCGCTTTGGACGAAGAGAGAGGAAGAAGCGCGGCATCCTGACAGCCCGTGGGCAAAGCTCAAAGACGAAGTGCATATGGGGGCAACGGCAGCGCAACAGAGTCAAATGGCAATTTCCGAGACTCGTGATCTTGTAAAGGATTTGACAGAGCTTGGAAAGTCGGGAACAGGGCCGACCGCGGAATTGCGGATGAAGGCTGCGAAACTCACGAATGAGGCTCAGTCCCTGGCTGAAGGTATGAAGGATGATGATGTTTTCAAAAAGCCTCTCGTCGGGGCTTTGAATAGTCTCTCTAAAAAGTTGACCGGCTCGGATAATCCGAAGGAGTGGGCGGGGGCGGCAGAGGCACTTCAGAAGCTCGGCGCCTTGACGGCTATTGGCGGGCTGAGGCAGGCCGTCGGCTCGGCCAACAAGGTCACGCAGCAAGAAGTTTTGAAGTTCATGGAGATCTTTCCGAGTCTGACTTCGTCCCCTGCAGGCATCAAGAGGATGCTGAATTATATGGAGAAGGTGAATGATGCTCTGATTAACAGGGAAAATCATTTGAACTTTTATGAGCAGCAGAATAAGAGGGATCGGAATAAGGGGTATAATCCGACGCAGTTGGATCAGGAATGGACGGATATTCTACGGCGTCGCGGTGTTATTCGGTTTGATGGGGGTGAGGAATGAACGACTGGGAAAAGATGTGGAGGCAGGATTATAAACTGCCGACCGAAACGGCCCCGGCAAATGTTGCGCCACCCCCTGGCCCGACAAAGAGCTGGGAAGAGGAGTGGCACCATGACTATGGCCTGCCAGCTCCTCCCCCAAGAGCCGTGGCCCCAGTTGCCCGACCTGAGCCTCAATCCACCCCGATGGAAGCTCGGGCGCAGGAAATGGCAAAGGCCGGGAAGAAAGACTGGAATGTGAATGCCCCGTATGAAGGAGCCTTGCAGCGGGCACGGGCGCATTACGACCATCTGATTAGCATTGGCGCGTCGCCAAAGGAGGCGCTCTTTTTGACGGGGGCTGCGGCGTCGGAAAGCAATTTCGATCCGACAGCGGTACATGACTCGGGCACAGGCTACGGGCTTTACGGCCACCGCAAAGAACGCCTCGATGCAATGCGGGCATTCACCGGGGCGGAACGTCCGACTATGG